GAAGAGCTCTTCTAAAATTTCCTTTATCTTCTCATTCTCTGAATAGACATGTAACACTCTGCCCTTTTCATCTTGGGCACAAGTTTCATCTGCATATATGTCTAGCGCGCTCGCGATCTCAGGCGTGTTGTGTGAGATGACTGTGTCTGTAGCGAAGTTTTTGTATCCGTCAACGGTCAAATCAAACAGAGGAATAACGCCGTGATATTCGACAGAGACAACTTTAAGATTCTCGTAATTCTGAGAGAACTCTGCGTAGTCCTTAAAGCCATTTTCAGAAAGTCGCTTAGACAGAACTGTGTCAGTCGTGTTCAAAGCGTCGACTAGCTGCTTCTTTGACATGCCCTTAAAAAATAACGAACAAATTCTGTCAAATGTAACAGCCTTATTATATCTTGAATTATTCTTACTGCTATTGCCCCATCCTGCATCGTGCCAGTCAGGGTTGTAGGCACGAGCAAAAGTTTCAAAGTTCTGGTATCCGTGCTTACGAAGCGTACGCTTGATCACATTGACGTCGGTGTCAAGAACTTCATAGATTTTTCTAGCGTTGAAGTTAACTCTTTCAGCAATCTCAAGTATCCTGCCAAAAGTTATGTCTTTTCTTTCAGCTGGATTATTCTCAGACATAAACTTGGTCTGGTTGATTTTGAATTGCTCAATCCAAGTCGAATTTTTCTCTGACCACTTGACACCGTTGAGAATCTCTGCATGTAGACGTTGGTGGTCTTCATTTAACATGACTTGGAGATTGTCGGGCCTGTTGTCGTGTTTGATGAAGTTTTTATGATGAACAACTTCATTCTCTAGTAATGGTGATCCTTTAATCATCTCACCGATAACTCGGTGTTCGGGTACCCAACCGTTCATACTCGATCGGCGATCCATTGTATAGATCCAGCGATATCCGTCGCCTTCTTCTTTACAACCGTTAAAAAGGTCTCGGCGATAGAACGGCATCATTGCGTCGCCGGCCTTGATGTCTTCTATCTTGCAGAAGGTTCCGTCTCGCTTCATTAAGCGATGGTTTGGTGTTCCGATGATCTGCTGACCGTTGTCAAATGTCACCGTGTAAGCATGATCTACACGTGTTTGACGAGCTTGCTTGCCCCAAGTCGGAACAATTCTTCCTAAATTATGATCGTAAGCATACACCAAGAATGTTTTGTCCGACTCTGATCTACATTCTTCAGCAAGATCTTTGATCTTCTTATAACCACCAGGCACTGCGATCTGTGTGTCACCGTGTAGACAATATTCCATCTCCACGAAATCTTGGTACCTCATCATGCGCTCTGAGAGGTTGTATGCGTTGGCAGTGATTGTCGTGTAGGTAGGCGCTACGCTCTTTTGAAATAAGAGGGTACCGCTGCTTTTGGCGTTATCAGGCAGCGCAACAGTGGTGTCTAGACTTCGAATCTTGCGTTTTACTATAGGTCCGCTCTTAAAAAGCCTAGTGAGTTTCTGAAATAGTGTCTGTTGATTTTTTGCCATTTAGAGCCTCCTCAGTTTGAAGCAGGCGTGTCACCTTGCGGGGTATAATAAACTGTTTTTATCAATAATTCAAAATCAACCGCCTGATGTGGGTTTAAATACTGCCTTCTTGACTGCAGGATTTGGTTTGGCAGATGCATCAATGTAATTCATAGAATTTCTTGCGATAGCGTCAAGCTTCTTAATCAATTCATCAAGAACTCCAATGTCAACGTAAGACTTAGACGACTCAGACGCTGTTTCTTTAAAAGTTTTTATTGCAGAGATTAGATCTGCTGCTGATTTCATAACTTTTGAACCGTCTTTGTACTCGTCAGCTTCGTTAATTTTATAAATTTCTTCTTTGATTATTTGCTTAAGTTGTGTTATATTGATTTTTGGCATTGAGCTTATACCTTCGTATATGTATCATGTCACTTGAATAACCAAGAAAAATCTGAGTTGTCCTGCCCAGTGTTTGTGGAATTTTGCTGATTTGAATTACCAAACGGTGATAAACTTCGTAGTTGCGGATGTAACGGTGCCATTGTGCTTCTATTGCCGGGTATGCCTATCGCTTGGTCTACAGTTCTAGAGCCTCTTGACGTAGCCTTAAGCATAGCATAGGCCATGTTGGAAGCTTGATCATTTATTGCACCATCACCTGCACACAGCCACATGCTGATTGCTATGCTGATGATTAAATCGTCATGAGAATCTTTGGATGCCGTGGCTTTTGATCCATTCCAAACGAAAGCCTGCATCTGATCATACAACCTCTGTGAATAAGACTTCACCATACCATTTCGTATGAGTTCTTCTAATTTAGCAAGAATCTGATGTCTGGACTTTGTTTGCGTGGAGAAACCAGGCAGATCATCGGGATTGACAGGTCGATAATCAAATGGATCTCCTCTAAAACCGCTGTAATAAAGTCGAGGATATCCCATATCTCTCAATTTCACGCACGTAAAATACCCAAAAGAATTCTGTTCAGGACACACAAGGGCGTCATTATATTTCTTGCCGTATTCAAACAGAAGATCAGATAATTTATCTGGTGGTGTCTTCCCCATAAATTCTGCTGCTACTTCACATGTTTCATAGTCAACAATATGAAATGTGGAATAGTCTGCTGCATCTCCGCGGGCAACATCTGCAGCTATAACATACTTTTTGTTCAACTCAGGCTGTCTCCATATCCACACACCATTCTGCGGACCTTCTTTGAGTATCGGCTGCCTAATCATGTCTCTCATTCGATCAAGCTCGGTAGGCTGTAAGAAAGTATCACCGGACGTTATGAAGTCGCACAAGAACTCTTGTGAAACCTTTCGACGCGGTAAATTCTTGGTCTCTTTATCGAACCACGCTTGATCGTGATCAGGGTGCACATCCCATGGCAGTCTAATGGGATTAAATGCATTGACACCTGACTCCGCTTCGGTCCACAGCTTATAGTACTGACCACCGACACCATTCGGAGTTGAAAGAATGACAGCACTTCCACCCGTAGATAGTGTAGGATAAAGACCGGTCCAGATGTCATCAAAATCTCTAATAAAAGCTGCCTCATCGACGATGAGTAGTGCTAGTGCTTCAGAACGACCTGCGTCAGGTGACGTAGGAACGGCTGTTATAGTCGATCCATTGGTAAATCTAATAGCCTGCTTTGTTGGCTCATGCTTAGTCAGCAAGAGCCAGGGAGGTAAAGAATCCAGCATGGTCTTCACCTTCTTGATGAAGTTCATCGCTGTAGGAAGCTTAGTTGCAATTACTAAGATATTCTTATCTTTCTTGAAAAGAGCCATCCAAAGAGAATATGCAGCAGTGACAGTAGACAAACCAAGCTGTCGGGATTTTAAGACTATGTTAAACCTATGATCTTGAAATTGCTTGACACAGTCATCCTGAAAATCATAAGTTTCAAATGGAATGAGTCCTCTGACAGGATGCTGTATCTTCGTGTATTCCTTCATGAAATACACAGGGTCCTTGCCGCACTTTAAAATTTCAGCTACTTGCTGCTGCCTACTAGGACTTACTGGCTTGGTCATGACATGTCAAATTTAAAAGTTTTTCTGTAGTAAGCTGTCCTTTTTGCAGTGTGGTGGTAACCGCCACCAATCATCTCTACAGAATCAGCAGAATCAATCTCTTTGAGAGTCAGCGCTTGACCGGTGAGCTCTTTGTATCGCTCTTTTAGGGATTTTATGTATCTCTTGACCAGCTCATCAGCATCATTAGCTGTGATCTTTTTTACCATGATGGCATCACCGTGCGTTGAAAAATTCATTATGCAGTTAAACGTAGCTGACAACATGTTGCCTGCATAAGAAAAATTTACAGCATAGGATGCAGTTTTTGGTGTGGAGGTTTTTCCCCATGTATTATCTAAAATTTGACCCAAAGCATTGTAGTCTATCGTATTGGCCATATATTGATCTCACTAATCTGAATTAAATAGGTATGTCAAGAATTTAATTTAGACATGACATATTCTTTGGTGGGACGCCAGCCCTCTTTCCATTCACTCATTCTAGGGTAAATAAATTTGCTTGCACATGTGTCGCAGCACTCAAATTTATTAAATGCTTCTTCATCATAAAATGAAAACATTATCTTTTCGCACAGCAAGCAGAAGATAGAAGTATTATCGTCGCTTAGATCATTTTCTTTAATGATATAAAAACCCTCAGGGTGCTCTAATATCTGTCTGTTGTTTGGATATGGTTTCCAGTTGTTCATGCAAACACTATCTTTGAATCCTTTTCATTCTTCGTTATTTCTAGAATGTGATCGGCAACATCCTTTATACCGTCGACGTGTGTAATGACCAAAATTAATCTAAAGAATTTTTTTAAACTAGTCAATAGTCGATTGCAGGCTTCAACTCCTGCGTCGTCTAATGTTCCGAATCCTTCGTCAATAATGAACATATCGCACTTTGGCATAGAAGACACATTGACAAGAGCCACTCTCAGCGCGATGGATGCAATGGTCTTCTCCATTCCGCTGCAGAGCTCAATGATCCGTCTAGAATCGCCGTAGTTAATGTAAATCTCAGAAGCATCTGAGTCATCATCATTCTCTAGTTCAACTTGAAAATCTACAATACCATGCAAAATCTTAGCGATCTCTGCGTTGATAGCAGGAATTTGAGATCGCGTGATGATTAGGGGAATTCCTTTCTTAGAAAAGGCACCTGAGATAATCTCGTACGCCTTCATGTCTCTCAGGATCGTGTCTCTTACGGATTTTTCGTTATCAAGCTTCTCAACGTCAGATAGTAGTTTTCCTTTTTGGGTAGCAAGATTAATTCTAGTATCGTCTGACGCTTTAATAAGTCTAGATAATTCTTCTATTTTTGTCCTGATGGAAACAACTTCTGTATTTTCGTGATTTTTTAAAGCTTCTTGCAGATCATTAAGCTTGGTCTGCGCTTCTTTTAGGCTCTCGGACATGTCATCACAAGAAGATTGTGATTGTGCTATTTCAGTTTCTTTCTTGGAGATCTCTAGTTTTATCTTTGCAGACAGAGTGACAGCTTTTTCTAATTTGTCTATCCTTGTTGCAATGTTGTCTTTGTTAAGAAACGCGAGCTTTTTATTAAGATCTTCAAGTTGCCTTAAAGCATCTTTTGTCTTCCTGTCTTGAGACACAAGCTTTTCCTTATTTTGATAGGCATCCTTTATGAATTTGCAAGAGGCATATTCATCACCGCAAGGAACTTCGTCCAAGATCTTAAGAGATTTTTGGTAGGACTTTAGCTGCGTGTCTTCTTTGTCGTGACTGTGCTTCAGATCAGTCAATTTGCGCTCAAGCTCACAGATGTTTGAAAGTTGTTTCTTCAGATCCAAAATATCATCTGATTCTTCAATCTGCTGTACTATGATCAATTTATCTTTAAGAATTTTGATGTCATTTGTCAGAACTTCTATCTTTGATGTGCAGTCGTCGCAAGACTTAGTTAAAGATGCAACTCTCTTTTCTTGAGTCTGTACATCAAATGTCGTCACAATCTTAAAATCTTTGTGTGATCCAAGTTCAGTTTTTAAGTCAGATATGTCAGACTGACGCTGGGCATTTATCAGCGCTATTTCTTCAACTTGCTCTCTTAACGTAGCTACAAGCTCTGCGTGTTTCTTCTTTAATTCATTCCAGTTCTTGTCTGGGTAGTTCTTCAGCTGCGCCTTTAAACCATTGAGATCTTTGTTGGCTAAATCTGCCATCTTGTCGAAGACATCGAGTCCTAAGAATTTAGATAAAAATGCCCTGCGTTTAGTCGATCCTTGTGAAATAAATGCATTAATATCCCCCTGCGCTGATAGAGAAGTAATAGAAAAATCTTCATGTGCACCAATTAGAGATCGAATAACTTTCTCTGTATCTGTTCTGAGATCACCGCATAGATCCTCTAACTCTCCATCTTCTTGCATCTTAAAAAAGTTCAGAGAAGTTGTAGCACTTACCATGCCTCGCTTATTAGTTGATTTTGTGGTTTGACGCTCTGCTACGTAAACATTTCCGTTGTGGTCAAAAATTGAACGTGCGCAACAATGATGTTTTCTGATATTGCAAACGTGAAGATTCTTTATTGAGCCTCTGTCGGTCGTATTGAAAAGGTTGTACATTAAAGTTCCAACGATGGAAGACTTACCGATTCTATTAGAACCGAATATTCCTACTATGCCATTAAGCTTAGAAAAATCTATTTCGTTATCTTCACCGTAGGCGAAAGTATTATCCCACTTGAGATGCCTTAGGGACCACTTTGATCCCCTCGATTGATCGTCTGAAGATGAAGCTGTCGAAAGATATTTCTTGGTTTGAGTTGTCAAGCTATCCCAGTTAACATCAGACACTCCGTTCTCTTTGCAGTATGTTTGAATGAGCGTTAAGATTACATCAGGGGATGTTAAATCCGATTTAGCGATAATTGTGCTGCCGGCCTTGATCGTCTCGCTCTCTGCTTTGTACTCGGATTTGAAAGTTACTTCTGTAGCATCATACAGACTCTTTAACGTCTGATTGAAAAAATTGACATCGTCTTGACTGAGAGCATTAGAAGATTTAATTCTAAAGCGCGATTGTTTGGGATATTGCGAAGCTTCCTTCAAAAAATCTTTTTGAGAACCATTCCAACTAACAGTCACAAAAGGTCGTGGATTAGGAAGCTTTTTAAAAGCAATGTCCCAATCGTCCTGAGACTTAATGTTCCACAGAAGATAGCCATGTTTCAATTCTTCAGCATAGTTCTGCTGTACCGGAGTACCTGGAAAGGCTATCCATGGTTTCTTTTTACCATCAGAAGTTTCTCTATACCCGAGATACTGCATCTGATGAATGTCACCAAGAAAAGCAAAAGGATAATCATTAAAAAACTCAACCTTGATGTGAGACTCATCAATCTCCCATCCTGACTCTGTCACACATCCTAAAACAGCCCCGTGATAACAAGCTATGTTAATCTTGTCCGGCTCTGGTTTGACGTCTTTCCATCCTTCTTCGTCGAACAAAGAATAAA